GCATTGACCAATCTAAATTAGTTCCTTTACTGACAAGTGCTTTACAAGAAGCAATAACAAAAATAGAAACTTTAGAAACTAAAGTAGCGGCATTGGAGAGTGCATAATGGCACTAACTAGACTAGGATTAAATCAATCAGTAAATTTAGCGAGCAACGTTACAGGCACGCTTGCTACAGGTAATGGTGGTACAGGTGCTACAAGCTTTGCTCCTGGTAAACTTTTACAAATTGTTACAGCAACTGAAGCAACAGAATTAGATTTATCAAGTGAAACATTTACTGATGTTGGTTTAAGTGCGGCTATTACACCTTCAGCTACTTCAAGCAAGGTACTAGTTTTTTGGAATATACATGGCAGAATAATGGAAAGTGCAAATGGATATGGCAGTAGATTAGTAAGAGGTACTACAAATATTTGGTCAACAGTAAGACCTTATTATATATTTGGTGATTATACAAATGAAAGACATGCTCCTTCTTTTAATTATTTAGACTCACCGTCCACAGTGGCATCGACTACTTACAAGATACAAGTAAACACAAATAGTGATAAAAGGGTTCTTTTTAATGCTAATGACATCCCTTCAATTATTACACTTATGGAGATAGCAGCATGATTAGAAAAGCAGACGCATTACACAGTTTGAGACCTAAATCTAAATTTGCAGTTCGTGGAGATGTAATTGAATGGTTTGATACTGAACAAACTCAACCTTCTCAATCAGAAATAGACGCAGAAGTTATAAGACTTCAAGCAGATTATGACGCAAAAGAATATCAAAGACAAAGAAAAAAAGAATATCCTACAATAGAAGAACTTGTAGTTGCTTTATATGACACGGATGACAAAGCAGATATAGAAACAAAAAGGGCTGCGGTAAAAGCAAAATACCCTAAACCTGCATAATGACTTTCGCTGCCGCATCATTCGGTGAGCGTGCCTTTTCCGAAGACATTTTTCAACATATTTATGTAACACCAACAGGTGTTTCCGGCACATTTAGTCTTGGCACAGCTACTGTAACAGGTTCTGCTATTGTAACACCTAGTGGTGTTCAAGCAACTTTTTCTGTAGGATCTGTCACTGTTAGTGTAGTCACTTTAGTTCCAGTCACTGGACTGGCGATGACTTCTAGTGTTGGATCAGTAACCGTCACTGGTACGGCTGTAGTTTCACCTTCTGGTTTAACTATTACCTCATCCCTTGGAACAGTAACTGTTTCAGGTTCTGCTGTTGTAGAACCAAGTGGTGTTGCGGCAACCTTTAGTGTAGGTGATGTAAGTGTTAGTGGTACAGCTGTTGTACAGCCATCTGGAGTTTCCTCGACATTTAGTGTTGGAGATGTTACATTAGAATCTAGGTATTTTCCTACTGGTGTTCAAGCAACCTTTGGTCTTGGCACTGTCACTGTAATTGCTTCCGCTGTTGTAATACCAACGGGTGTAGCGATAACGTCTGCAGTAGGTGACCCTAAACTAACAATCTGGAATGGTGTAGATGATTCCAGTACAAACACATGGACTGTCGTTCCAACAGGATAAGGAGATAATATGGCTGATTCGACAATATTAAATTTAGACCTCCAGACAACTGGTGCAAACGCTGGTACATGGGGTAGTAAAACAAACGATAACTTAGAGAAAATAGAAAATGCAATTAAAGGATATACATCTGTATCTATTACAGGTACATCCCAGGCATTAACTGTTGCTAGTGGTGGTACAGGGGACCAACAAAGTAGAGCAGTTTTAAATTTAACAGGAACACTTTCAGGCGCAACAGCGTTGACTTGTGAAGCAAATCCTAACTGGTATGTTATAAAAGATTCAACAACAAGAGCTGGTAATTCACTTACTTTTGGTCCTGCTGGTGGAACACCAGTAACTTTAACTAATACATGTTTACATTTTATTTACACTGATGGAACAACTGCTTATCATATTCCAGAAAATTTACCAAACATGACACTTACTGGAACTTTAACTGTTGGTAGTGATGTTTCACTTAATGGTGGAGCTTTTGTATTTAATGAAGCTGGAGCAGATAGAGATGCTAGATTTGAAGGAGATGCAGATACAACTCTTTTACAAACAGACGCAAGTACTGATAGAGTTGGTGTAGGAGTAGCAGCACCTAGTGCTAAATTACATGTTAATCAATCTTCAGCAACTGGTTCTCAACCAGTTTTAGAACTAGAACAATTAGATCAAGATTATGCTTTTACTAACTTTGTTGGTACATCAGCTTCTGATAGCTCAAAAAGTTTATCTTCATCTACAGCTTCTGCTGGAAGTAAAGCAGGAGCAATAAGGGTAAGAATTAACGGTACTGAGCGTTGGATTAGATTTTACGATAGCGCTGTATAGGAGACTAAATGACGCTAGTAAAAGTTCAGGTAGCACCAGGAATAGACAAACAAGATACTGAATACGGCGCTGAAGGTAAATGGATTGATTGTGATAATGTTCGTTTTCGTTATGGACTTCCAGAAAAAATAGGTGGTTGGTCAAAGGTATCTACAAGTGCTTTAGTAGGAGCAGCAAGAGGAATTGTAACTTGGTTCTCTTTAGACGGCGATCAATACACAATTACTGGAACTAATAAAAAACTTTACGCTTATCAAAATCAAGAATGGTATGACATCACACCAATAAGAGAAAGTGGTGCATCAATAACTAATTTTACAACAACAAATACATCTACATCTGTCACCGTAACAGACGCTACCCATGGTGCTATAGAAGGTGACTTTGTTACTATATCTAGTGTGTCAGGAACTGCTAATGGAATTACAGCTAGTAATTTACAAGGTGAATTTGAAATACAATCAGTCACTGATACAAACAATTATGTTATTACAGCTAAAGCTGCAGCTACGGGTACTGGTGCTAGTGGTGTTACAGGCACGGCAGAATATCAAATAAATACTAACCCAGCTTTTTCTATTCAGGGTTATGGATGGGGTGCAGGCACATGGGGATTATCTACATGGGGTACAACAAGAGCTGGCCTTGCAGCGCCAGACTCAGTACAGTTAGACTCAGGTAAATGGTCCTTGGACAACTGGGGAGAAGATGTATTATGTCAACAACTTAATGGAAGTTTATACTACTGGGATACTTCTGCAAGTACTTCAACAGTTCAACGTGCAAATAGAACTGCTGTTTCAGGTGCCCCAACATCTAGTAGATTTGTATTAGTTTCAGGTACTGATAGACATGTTATTTGTTTTGGAACAGAAACAACTATAGGGACTTCATCAACAAGAGATGATATGTTTTTACGCTGGTCAGATCAAGAAGACCCAGCAACATGGACACCTACTGCTACTAACACGGCAGGCTCACAAAGATTAACAGATGGGTCTAAACTTGTTACAGCTAAACGTTCACGTGGTGCTGTATTAATTTGGTCAGATACTGCACTATACCAAATGCAATTAATTGGATCTCCATTTACTTTTGGTTTTCAACAACTAGGTTCTGCTTGTGGTTGTGTGGGTCAACACGCAGCTGTAGAATCTAATGGTAGATCTTTTTGGATGGGAATTGATTCTTTCTTCATGTTTGATGGTTCAGTTCAAAAAATACCATGCAGTGTAGAAGATTATGTATTTAAAGATATTGATCAAGCCTCACAAAAAGATACTTTTGCAGGATTAAATACCGAGTTTAACGAAGTAACTTGGTTCTATTGTTCTAATGGATCTAATGTTATTGATCGTTGTGTAACTTTTAATTATCAAGAAAACGTTTGGAGCGTTGGCTCATTATCTAGATCTTCATGGGCAGATAAGGGTGTGTACGGTTTTCCATATGCGCTTGATTATGCATCAACAGATACTGCTTCTACAATCAGTACAATAACTGGGCTTACTGCCGGAAGAAGTTATATGTATGCACAAGAAAATGGAAATGATGCTGATGGTTCAGCTTTATCTTCACACATTACTTCAGGTGACTTTGTTATTCCAGAAGCTGGTGAAAGACTAATGTCTATAAAAAGATTTATACCTGATTTTAAAAATCAAGCAGGGACTGTTAATATTGAACTTAACTTTAAATTATATCCTGCAAGTACTGCAGTTACTAATGGTCCTTATGCAGTTACGGCTTCTACAACTAAAATAGATACACGAGCACGTGGCAGACAAGCATCCTTAAAAATATCTAGTTCAGCTATTGATACTACATGGCGATATGGAACTTACCGTGCAGAAATACAACCAGATGGAATGAGATAATGGCACAGATAAATATACCACGATTACCACAAGCACCTTCTGAATATAGTGAAGCACAGATTAATCAATTAATACAAACACTAGATCAATTAATACAATTATTAAACAGCTCTTATACACCTGAAACACTTAGGAATGATGATGAAGCTTTTAACTGGTTTATATCATAATGGCTAACGCATATAAAAAAGTAATGGTAACTAAATCTTCTACGGGAGATCATTCTATCTATACATGTCCAGCTGCTACAACAGCTATTATTAAAACCGCTTGGGTTTATAATGGTTCTGGGGGATCAGCACAATTAACGTTAAAAATCAATAGTACAACTATTGCTTTTGATGGAGCTGTAGCAGATAAATACACAAAATCATGGTTTTACCTTGCTTCTGGTGATATAGGTGTATTAGAAGCTGGAGATATATTAAAAATTAATACAAATGCACAGCCAATCACTGTGTATTTAAGTTTACTGGAGATATCATAATGATTGAAATACAACAAAATACTTGCTATAAGGAGAGAATATGCCTATAAAAGATGACGGAGTAGTAGAGTACGTTGAGATAGATGGCGAACAGGTACCAAAGATCGTTGTCCCAGCAGAAATAACTATTACCAATACGGAAACAGGACAAGAATACGGTTCAGCTAAAGAGGCTGAAGATGATGTTGCAAATCCTGCCACTGCTACAAAAGCGGAACACATCAAGCAAGATGTTGTTATCCAAGCAGCAATTCATAAAATACTTGAGGGTAAAGCAGGAGACGTTTAATGGTTGACGAAGCGCAAAGACAAAGACAAGCTGCCAGAGTAAGAAAAGGCATTGCAAATAGAAGACAATACGCACAAAGCCGTATTGCCGATAAAAGAAACAGACCAGGAGCTTACGGGTTAGATAGAAGAGGTTACAACCGTGATATTGTTAATAGACAATATTTTGGAGATAGAGCTAATAGAAATACGAGACAGGCAGTAGATCAACTAATGGATCTAGAAGACAGATTTACAAATCGTCCTGATGACAATAAATTTTCCACTGGTGAATTAAGAGATTTTCGAAATGCTTTTAATTATTTAACAGGTTTACAAAATAATAAAGATAACATTAACCCTATGTATTTGCCAAATGATGAAGATTCTTTGGATAGTGATTACCCTAATTTTGCTTATGGAATTGAAGATACACCAATGTACACAGGTATAGGTGAGGGAACATCTGTAAGACCATCAGAATTATATGCGGATTCTAATTATGATGTAGGAAACATGACAGGTACGCGTCCTGATGCTGACATGAGTAGATCAAATCCTTATTTAAAAGATTTATCATACATGACTGCTGGACCACAATACACAGATGAAGATTTCTTTATGACAATACCCGGCACAGACGGTGCTGGCCAAAGATATATTGGACCAAGATTAGATGAATTAGATGAAACAGTTAGATTTGAAGACATGGGATATGAATTACAAAATCCTAATCCAACAAGGATAACTAACTTTGATGAATACATAACTGATATAACAGGAAAGACTCCAATAGAAACTGCTCCTTTAGGTTATTATAATGGTGAACCAGTTGATAGAGAGTTTGCCCCTAATGCTTATGAAAGAAGACAGATGCAAGATCAAATGTTAGGACTAGGTAGTTTAGGTCAAAATTTAAATGACCTTTCTAGTAATCAACTCCCTGACGCTTTTGAATACCCTTTTCCTTCTCAAAACCCTTTTCGTCGTGAAAAAACTTTAAGTAGAGAAGGATTAGATCAAATGGCAGGAACATTTGGATTACCTTTTGAGTTATTTCAAGACCCAACTGCTGATGGTGGTTTTATAGATTACTTAGGTAGAAAAATTCAAGGTGATGAAATAGATGAAGAAAACTATGAGCCTTATCAAGAACCAACATTAGAAGAAAAAAGAAGAAGATTTATGGAAGCTTATGGATAAACAAAATCAAGGCATAGGCGCATACAAAGATAGACCTGGTTACTTTTTAGGTGGCATGGTCGGTGGTGCAATATTAGGTGCACTTGTTAATAAGATTCAAGGAAAAGATTGGAAACGTGGAGCTATCTTTGGTGGCATAACAGGTGGACTAGGTTCTGGATTTTTAGGTAGTACAGCTGGTAAAGCAGCAATTGCTAAGATGCAACCAGGTTTTTTTCAAACACTATTACAAGGAGCTAATCCGGCTATAGCTGGAACAATAGGTGGAGCTGGTGCAGCTTACATGGCTGATGATCCAGCATTCCTTAAAAGAAAACAAGAAGAAGAAATGGCACGTTTAGAAGACGAACAACGAAGAAAAAATAAAAAAATGTATGAAAATTGGTATACTAATCCTTGGGATAATTTTAATGATGGCGGTGAAGTAATGGTAGAAGAAGAAACACAAATAGCTTCTGCACCACATCCAATGGAAGGTTGGTATGACATGTATGATGACATGATTAACTCCGGTGAATTTAAAGGAACGTTTGATGAGTTTATGGAAATGATAAACAACTCTGACTATGATGTTCCAATGGCAGCACGTGGTGGAAGAATCCATGCTAAAGATGGTTTGTGGGCAAACATACATGCAAAAAGAAAACGAATTGCAGGTGGTAGTGGAGAAAAAATGAGATCACCAGGTTCACCTGGTGCACCTACAGCTAAAGCATTACGTGATAGTAAAGCTGGTGGTGGAATAAGTGATTTAGACATGCGTCTAGGAGGCGCATCTAATGGACCAGGAACAGGAACGTCAGATGATATTCCTGCAATGTTAAGCGATGGCGAATTTGTAGTCACCGCAAAAGCAGTAGAAAATCTAGGAGGAGGAGATCGTATGCTTGGAGCACAAAGGATGTACCAAATGATGAACAAGTTAGACCCGAATTCGCAAACACCAGCGGAGATGACAACAGTCGGATATGCTTAGTGGAGTGGAGATTTTTTAAAGAAGACGATCTTGAGTGGATCTTAAAAGCCACTAAAGATATGTTTGAAGAGTCGGAGTGGAGTGACGGGGAATATGATAAAGATAAGGTAACGCGTTATTTTTATCATGTTATTGATAATCCTTTATATATGTTTGGGATTATTGCAACAAAAGGCGAAGAGAAAATTGGTTTTATGACAGGTGAAATAATTCAGTTTTCTTTTATGAAGGATGTATTTGCGAAGGAATCGGAATTGTATGTAATTCCATCTGAGCGGGGAAAAATGGGTGGTTTATTTATGATGAAAAAATTTATAGAGTGGGCTAAAAATAATAAAGTTCGTGAAGTTCATTTTGAACCATCAGTTAACGGAGGGAGTATAGATAAATATGATGCTCTTGCAAAAAAATTAGGTATGAATAAAGAACCAAACTATAGGATTAAATTATGAGTGGGTCACCGGGAACTCCAACAGGAGATACTGCGATACGATATCAATCGGAGATGCCAGAAATCATGGCACGTAAGCTTGGGCTTATGGACCAGGCAGTTAATTTAGCAAAAACAGGACAAGCAGGATCTTATAATCCTACATTACCAACACAACAAGTAGCTGGATTTACGGGTCAACAAAAAGATGCATTTAATTTAGCTTCACAAGGAGTAGGTGCTTATCAACCTTATATGCAGAATGCTGCATTTTTAGCAAATAGATCGGTTGATCCTAATGCTTATAAAGATTTCTTAAACCCTTATCAATCTTATGTTACTCAAGGAATTGAAGACCAATTTGCTAAAGCACAGAACGATGCAAATATGCAAGCATCTAAAGCTGGCGCATTTGGTGGAGCAAGACAAGGAATTCAAAGTGCTGAATTAGCAAGCCAACAAGCACAAGCAGTTGGTTCATCTTTAGCGCAAGGCTATGGACAAGCACAACAAACAGCAAATCAAGTATATGGTCAAGGTGCACAACAACAAGCAGCATTAGGTCAACAAGCACAGCAAATGAATATGGGAGATATTTCAACCTTAATGCAGACTGGTGGAGCACAACAACAATTAAAACAACAAGAGTATGATGCAGACTATAGACAACAAATACAACAAATGTATGAACCTTATCAGCGTATGGGCTTTGTTTCAGACATTTTCCAAGGTGCACCTACAAGTGCGTCGTCTTTGGCTATGGCTACAACACCACAAGCTAATCCTCTTGCACAAGCAGTAGGAGCAGGTATAACTGGTTTAGCAGCATACGAATCATTTAAAGATTAAAAGGAGAACCATGGCGGGGAATACTTTAAACAGACCTTTATTTAAAAAAGGACCAGACGGTCAAATGCGACAAGCATATAGATTTGGTGGTTTTGGGAACATATTTAAATATGGTTTTAAAAATGCATTTCAAAAAGATCCACAGTTTGAAATGTTTAATTATAAAGATAATCCTCCTATAACTTATGTTGATGAGTTTGGTGAAACCAAAACACTTAACACTCAAGAAGTACTTCCTAAAGATGTAAACAATCAACAAAATATTTATGGTCAAGATTTAGATGATAGTTTTTATAACATGGACTCTACAATGGAAAACATGCGTAATAAAAACAAAAACAATCCTCCTATTTTTGAAAGAACAGAAGAGATTACTGAAACTGATTTGTTTGGTAATAAAAAAACGATTCCTGGAACTACTAAATTTAATGCAGCCAATATCTACAATGCACCTTTTACTAACTTTGGTACGCTTAAAGAACGTTGGAGAACTATGGATCCTGCAACTAAAAAGAAAGCAGTAAAAAACATTATTGCAACAGGAACTATTTACAGCATGTTCCCTGATTGGTTAAAAGATGATCCAGTAGCAAAAGAGATAGAGATTGAAAGTGTAAGTCAAACTTTTGAAGAACAAGGATTACCTACTCCAGCATTATCTTATGAAGAAGCTACAACATGGGGACCGGAAGGTGACCCTTCAGTTACTATGGCCGGAATGGAAGAGTTTGTAGCTATGTCAGATGAAGAAATTGCAAACAAGGAAAAAGAATTACAAGAAGAAAAATCAATATTAGATTCTAGTTCTAACTCAGCAGTTACTAACAATGATGATGCCGATGATTTAAATACTAATAAAGGTGAAAGTAATTTAGCACCTGGTGTAGAAGAAGAATCTGCATCAATGGGGTACAGTAATGAAACACAAGCAGATAAAATTTTAAATAAAGGATTTGATTTAACAGGAGCTTATGCTGCTGAAGATCCTGACATAGAAATTAAAAGTATTGAAAATACAAAAGCAGAGCTTATGTCTTTAATGGGTGACGATAGTAAAATGATGAACACAATGATGTTAATGCAATTAGGTTTATCTTTGATGAGTGGTAAAACTAATAGACCTGGTTTAGGTGGTTTTTTAGATGTAGCAGCAACAGCTGGTAAAGAAATATTACCAATAGCAATGCAAAATTTAGCTAACAAAACAAAGCAAGAAAAAGAAATTGCACTTGCAGCGTATGAAATATACCGTGATGAAGTTACATCTAAAAATAAAAGAATAAGTGACATAGAAGATTTTTACACAAAAGAACTTATTAAAAAAGAATTTGAAGGTAACGAACCTAAAGGAACTTTACGTCAAGTTATGATGAAAGAAACAATTCAGTTACCTGATGGACAAAGTTACACACAATGGAATCCTCTTGATCAAGTATTTGATAAAGGTGAACGTGCTGCATATTATTTAGAACTTTCTAGAAATGGTGATCCAGAAAAAGGAATTCAACCAGGTGATATTCGCATTAGTAGTGACTTAGATAACGCTGCAGCTTCGGCAGGCAATGATCCTTACCAAGGAGATTTAACTAAATCACAACGTGGACAACATTTAGCTTTAGCTTCAGTATTTGAAGCAGCGTTGCCAGATGCACTAAACATACAAATGAATCCTAAGTTTGGATTGTATTCTGGTAATTTACCAACAGGTGTTACTGGTGATATGGTTTCTAGAATTAGAACACTAACTAGGGAATCAAAACAATTTGTTGATGCTTTTGGTTTAAGTAATGTCGTAAGTTGGTTTGACAACACCGGTAAATCAAGTATGGCAGCTTTAGATGTTCAAGTAAAAAACAACATGATTATGTCAGGATCCATGGCTAACACAGTATCTGAAACAGGATCAAAAGATATATATGTAGGAGAAGCAGAAGGGCCAGACGGAAATTTAATGCCAGGTGAATGGGCAACAGATGCTTATGTTCAAAATTTAATTTCTAATCCTTCACTAGATGTTGTAGAACAAATACAAAATAGATTAGGTTTTTTGGCAGCTCGTTTGAAACAGCCAACTGGTCGTCTACTTGCTGATACTATTAGACGTTCAATTTTAGAAGTTCAATTAAAAGGATTTGGAACTGGTGATAAAGAACAGGTTGCAAACAAACTACATCAATTTACAAAAGATTTATACCAGCAATATGTTAAACACTCTTTGCTTGGTGGTAGCAGAATAACTGACTCATGGGCCGTGGACCCAGGTATTTACGGGAAAGAAAGAATTACAATTAAAGATTATCAAGATGGTTATTATAACTTTATTGGTGGATCAGAAAATAGTCCTAACTTGCCTATTGATATGAGTTGGGTTAATGTAAGCGATAGTATTAAAAGTTCAGCGCCAGCGTATTCTTCTGATTCTAACAGTAATATAGATGCGGTGGGCCCTGTTAACTTTTTTAATTTATATAACAAATGGCTACCAGATAGTAATCAAACTTTTGGTAATCAAGGATACCAAGGAAACTAATGGCTGAAACAGATAGAAATTTAAAATTAAATCCTATTTCAACAAATCAATTATCAAGTTTAATAGTTGGCGATGCAGGGTTACCTAAAAACATAGGACAACCTGAGGGCACTGAATTAGAATATTTGACTGAAGGTAACATTCCTATTTCTCAACAAGAAAAAAACATTAGAGAAATAAGAAAAACATTTGGTGATAAGAAAAATGAAATACTCTCTAGCTTTTGGGATTCTATTAAAGGTGGTTCGCAAACAGCTTTTGATTTATATAATTACGGACCTAAAGGACCTCCTAAAGAAGTAGTTGAACAACGTGCCATAGAAGCACAACAACAATTAGAAATTATAAAAAATCAACAAGCTAACGCAGAATTAAATGCAGAAAAATTAGCAAACCGTCCTGACATTAGAGAAGTACGTGCACAGATTTCACAAATTATTGCAGCGGCAGAAAAAAGAGAACAATTAGAGCCAGGTTCAGTTAATCAAGATGAGTTAGAACAAGACTTAGTTAAGTTTGGTTATGAAATGGGATACACACCACGTGAGATACAAGGTGGGCCAGATGTACAAGCGCAATTAATGCCTGATCCTTTTGGATTAGCTACAAGCAGCCCTGATCCTTTTCCAGAAGGTAAGTTAGCTGCAGAAATAACTGCATCTATTGGTGGTAACATTCTAGGATATAGAATTGGTGCTAAAGCTTTTGGTACTGGTGCAATGAGAGGATTGCGTGCGACCCCAGGACCTTTCTGGGCTAGAATTGGTGGAGCAATGGTAGGTGGTTTTACATCGGTCATGGCTGCTAATTATGGATATGAAACATCTTTAGACATTATGAATCAAGCAGGTGTCTTTGGAGAAAAAGGAATTAATAGACCTGATCAATCAGAAAGAATTATGAATGCTATGAATGCCGGTGAGTTTGATGCTAAAATAACTTTAGGTACAGCAGCTTTCATTCCTGGAATTCAAATGTTTAGAAACTTAACACGTGCCTCATTAGGTGCCGGAAAAAATGAAATGCGTATGGCAGAAATTTCACAAGCACTAAGTAAAAAATTTATGAAGCCTGGAACTTATGAATACCCTGGTTTAGGTAAATTTAAAGTTACAAAAGAAGGCGATGCTATACTAGGTATTTCTGACATTACAAGATTTGGCGGTATTAGAACTGTTAAACAAACACTAGGTAAGTTTCCAATTATCTCTGGTGGTATCACAGGAAACCTTAGAATTAAAGCTACTAAATTAAATCAAATTTTAACAAATATGAGTGACTCAATTGGTCCTTACATGACATATGCAAGACTATCTGAGATTACACAACCTGCTGCTTTTGCAACTGCTACTAAATACAATAAACATTTAGCTGAGCTTGCGGACAATTGGACCAAGACTGCCGATTCATTTGGTGATCTTGTTGTAATAGGTGGTGGCCACATGGACCCTAAAGGTATTGCTAAACAATTTATTTTATCAGTAGATAATAAAGTTGGTGTAGGTTTAGAAGGTAAAATATTACCTACTCCTAAATCTTATCCAGTAAAAAAATGGTTAGAAGAAAACTTTTTATTAAATGCTGACGCTATTAGTTATGCAAGATCAAAAGAAATTTTAACAAAAGAACTTCCAGATTTAATGAAACAAGTGGGAGAAGATGGTTGGTCTTTACAATTTGTACAAGATTTTAAACAAGCATTTGAAAGAACAATGGCAACGTCTCCTAAGAGTGCGGAAGTATTGGCAGCTAAAGAAGCATTTGACCAAGCTTATTCTAATGGTAAATTATTGTTTGATACACCTATAGCTAAAGCTTTAGGAATACAAGGTATGGATATGTATGGCTACCGTGTTAAAATGTTAAAACAAGGTACAAAGTTTTCTGATCAATTATTAAAGACTGCTAAATTTATGGAGTCTCCTGAAGCTATGAAAAATTTTCATCGTTTAGTAGGTGATGATATCTTTAGAGCTTCTTTAAGAAGACACATGGACGTAGCTTATAAAAGCGCACTTAAACCATTTAAAGGTCAATCAGAAATTGATTCATTATTTAGTGGATTTTTAAGAGGTGTTGATGATCCTAGAAAATTTACTCCTAAGGGACAAGAAGCATCTTTTTTAGATGTAGATTTATTTAAAAAGAATTTAGGAATACTAGAACCTGGCACCAATCAATTTCAAACATTAAATGAAGCATTTAAATTAGCTTCACGTGGTTATACACCTGGTAGCAAATTACCTTCGTGGGCAAAAACAGGTTCATCAGAATTAATTGATGCTGGCGCTAGAGAAGATACAGTTAGAATTTTAGCAGATGGTGCTAGAAAATATGGTGTTGTAGGTAGAATGCCTAATACTCAAGAAATTTTAGAGTTTACTCAAGTATTAGAAAAATCTTTTGCTGGAGGTATACCAGATATTAGTACATTCATAGCAAGACGTGCACAAATTTCAGGATTACGTGGAGCCCTTAGAGCTTTTACTCCTGGTGCAAAAACAGGAGTTGCTGGTTCAGGAGCTGGTGCTCTATTAGGATCTTCTTTATTTAGCACAGTAATGTTTTCATTACTTGCTAGATCAACTGGTAAAGTATTAACTAATCCAGTTAACATGAAAGCTTTTAAATATTTAATTGACCCTAACACTCCTAAAAATTCTGTTGCAGCAGCAAGAGCTTTAGAAGTAATAGGAATTAATTTTAAAAGTGATTTAGATGATTTAGATCGTACATTAGCTAGCATAGAAGCAGAGCAATTAAGAAACAATGATATTCAAAACTTTAAACAAACTATTAATCAACCACCTACTAATAATCAAAACATGATGAAAGAGTTTGAAAAAAGAAAAGAACAAATTAATCAATACCAGAAACAAAGACAATTTAATGAACAACGTGAGCAATCCATACAGCCCACAGTTGTCGGAGCTAATCAAGCTTCGTCTTCGCCAACGTCTACGGCAGGTTCGCCTGTCGTAGGCTCATCTATTGCCAATAATACAACAATGAATCCTAATGCTGCTGCAAGTTTATACACTGGAAACACTGATGCTGCTTTAGCAATGCAGTTTGGAAACCCTACTGGTACTACTAATCAAATGCCTAGACAAGCTGCTCAAGGTGGAATTATTTCTTTAATATCATGAGCATTAGAGACGCAATATGGGTAGTAGGAATCTTTATAGCACTAGGTGCTACATGGGGCATGACATCACAACGTGTTAGTGCAATGGAAAAAGACATGGATAGAATAGAAGAAGCTTTAATGATGTTCACCAAAATAGAATCAAGAATCGCTGTTATAGAGACAGAGGTTAAAAACATAAATAAAAAATTAGATAGATTATAATGGCTGGACCAAAACACAGAAGAAAATTACAGCCAAGAAGTATGCAAGCTAATATTAATAGCTTTAATAATCGAATAAGAAGAGATCCTGATTCTATATATCGAACACGTTCTCCTGCAGGAAATCAATATGAGACGAGACGTTTTAATGTTGTAGATTCAAATACAACTCATGGGATGAGATATAAGGGGGGTAGTAATCAAGAAGACATCCTTAAATCTAGTTATTTTAGTAATTCATATTTTACTAATCCTGAAACAGGAAATAAAATGGGTAATTCTGTTACTTTTTTTGAAGGCCCTGATAGAGAATGGGGTGAATCACGACACATTTATCCTGATGCCAGTGGTTATGGACAAACATGGGATTCAGAAGGCAATGAATCTTATTATCCAATACAATTAAAAGGACCACAAACATGGAACTATGATCCTGGTAGTTCAGGTATAATGGGATTACAAATAGCAAATCCATATAAAAAATGGTATAATAACTTTGGGGGTATTTAATGAAACATAATTATGAACACTGCTTAAAAACAATTTTACATCATGAAGGTGGATATGTTAATCACCCCAAGGACCCAGGTGGAGAAACTAATCTTGGTGTAACTAAAAGAGTTTACGAAGAACATGGTGGCACAAAAGACATGAAAGATTTAACAGTGGAAGACGTAGCGCCAATTTACAAAAAAGGTTATTGGGATAAAATGAAATGTGATGATCTACCTTCTGGCTTAGATCTATGTGTATTTGATTTTGGTGTTAATGCCGGTCCAGGTAGAGCAGCAAAATATCTTCAGACATTAGTAGGCACTAAAGCAGATGGTGGCATTGGACCTATGACTCTTGCAAAAGTAGACGAATATATTAACAAATTTAATGTTGCGCATGCTATTGATCACTACCAAAATAATAGACAAAAATACTATGAAGAATTATCTACTTTTGATACCTTTGGAAAAGGTTGGACAAGAAGAGTAGAGGAAACTACCAAATTAGCATTAGAAATTTAGTCTAATTTGTGGTATAATACCACGTGCAATTAATACAGAAATATAATTACGCAGAACTTAAAAGACAGGATGGAGATTCCCGTCTATATCTTACACCTGATGGTGAGTCATTACCTTCAGTCACAACTATATTAAATAAAACTAAGGATAAATCTTTCCTAAAAAAATGGCGCGCTAAAGTAGGAGAGGCTGCTGCTGAAAAAATTATATCTGATGCCGGTAAAATTGGAACCGCGCTCCACCTATATATAGAACGTTTAGTGAACGGAGAAAAGTACGCAGATCTTACTGAGATAGGGATTCAAGCTGAAAAAATGGCAAAGAAAATAATTGAAGAAGCTGGTGCCGATATAACAGATGTATACGGCTCAGAAGTTCATTTATATTATCCAAATAAATATGCCGGAACTGCTGACATGATTGCTATGTATAAAGACAAGCCAACTATCATAGATTTTAAACAAACTAATAGACCAAAGAAACGTGAGTGGATACAAGACTATCTCATGCAACTAGCTGCATACGCCCAGGCACACAACGCTTTATTTAATACAGAAATTGAACAAGGTGTAGTTTTAATGTGTTCTCGTGATTTAACGTTTCAACGTTTTGAATTGACAGGGGAAAAGTTTACTAGAGCTTCTGATGCTTTTATGAAAAAATTAGATTTATATAATCAAAGTATTCTTTAAATCCAATTAGCTAATTCTTCACCATTTATTTCACGCGCAATATTAACTTTATTTCTAAGAGCTTTTATTATTTTTTCGTCAACAGTTCCTTTAGCTACTAAGTCAATATATAATACTTTATTTTTTTGACCTATTCTATGTGCGCGGTCTTCTGACTGTATTCTTTTTTCTAAATCATAATTATTAGAATAATAAATAACAGTGCTAGCTTCTGTTAAAGTAATACCATATCCACCAGTTTGAGTGTTTCCTATAAAGAAACGAACTGGGTTTTCTGGATTTTGAAACTTTTTTATACAAGCTTGCCTGTCTTCAGATTTAGTTCCTCCATAATATGTACATGAAGATTCTGGACCAAACTCATCATTAATAGCTTTTTGTATAGACATAATATCATGAATATAATTAGCCCAGATAATTACTTTACCTGTAGTCTCACCTAATATTTGCATAAGTTCATTAAGACGATTATTTTTTAATTGTACTGTGTCTCCTTCATCAGTTTTCATATGTCCACATGTAATTTGATGTAATCGTATTAATTGTGTCAATACATTGACAGCTGTAAGAGTTTCCCCACTATGTAAAATAGTCATAGCATTTGATTTCATTTCACTATAAGCTTTTTGTTGTTCATCAGTTAGTTCCACTTCACGTTTAGTAAATATTTTATCTGGTAAATCTAAACAATCCTTTTTTAGAATACGGTAAGAATGTGGCGACACAGCCTGCCCCAATTGTGCCAAGTTTTTAAACTTCACAATCTTTTGGTATTTATGGGTACCTCCTGCAGCATTTGCTGTTATAACCACTGCATAGCGAGTTCTAAATGCGTAATAACTTGATTGACCTAATATTTCAGGATCTAGGAAATCCATCTGTGCCCATAAATCCATAGGGGATTGGGTAACTGGAGAGCCAGTTAATATCCTACGGTATTTAGTTTCTTTTCTTAATTGTAAAATAGATTTAGTTCTTTTAGCTTGTGGATTTTTAATTGTAGTGCTTTCATCAACAATCATCATTGATTTACCAATCAAAAATATTTTAGCAAATTCTAAACCTTTCTTACTGGAGAAAGCTTCTACATTCATTACCATAATTTTAAATCTAAAATCATTGATATCTTTAATGTCTTTTAAATCTTGTCTGTATTGAGCACTAGTAGATTGCTTCCAAGCTAATACTTTTTTCTCTATGTAATCTGGAACATGGACAGGTATTTCTTGATCTACCCAATTCATATAAGTTCCTTTTGGGGCAATTACTAATAGTCTATCTATCTTACCTTTATTATAAAGTATGCAAGCATTATCTAATGCAATTTTAGTTTTACCTGTGCCCATTTCAGCAAAAATAGCAAAAGCTTCTTTATTCCAACATTTTTTTAATGCATCTTTTTGATGCTGATAAGGCTCAGTTTTAAATTTGTACATTTTTTATTTCTTAATTCTTGCTTTTAATTATATACCATGTTATAATACAAATCAAGAAATAAAATTATGACAGTTTACGTTTTACAAGAAATGGGAAGAAACATTAGATCAGCTGAAAAGTTTGGTGATTTAAAAGTTTTACTTCCGGACAATAAACAGATAGTTTTATCCTCTGGACCATTAACACATAAATTAAAAAAAGAGTTATCCACATTTAATGATGATGACTACTTGTTATTGATTGGTGATCCTGCTATAATAGCTCTAGCTGGCGCGGTTGTTAGTGAAATGAATAGAGGTAGATTTAAATTATTAAAATGGGATCGTGATGAGAAACGATACTATGATATAGAAATAGATTTGTGGAGTAGAGATGAATGATTTATTAAAAAAAATGCAACAAGATTCAGGGACCAGGGCCCAGGATAACATGGGAAACATGGGCAAGATTGGTGCAGTAGCAAATGATGTTGCTGATACTGAAAAAGAAATACAAGATTTAGAAGACAAACTTAAAACTAAAAAAGATTACAAAAAACATTTGGCAGAGAATGTACTACCTAACCTCTTTGCAGAAGTTGGGTTATCAGAATTAAAACTAGCTGATGGCAGACACTTAAAGGTTTCCAATTATTATGGTGCTTCTATTAAAGACGCTAAAAAAGAAGCAGCTTTTAATTGGCTAAGGAACAAAGGATTTGGTGATTTAATAAAGAACCAAGTCTCTTGTAGCTTTGGACGGGATGAAGATGAGAAAGCTAGAGGATTGATTGATACTTTAAATGAAAAGGGATATCAATCTTCGCAACGCGAGTGGGTCGAACCCTCCACCCTTCGCGCATTTATACGAGAGCAACATGAAGCAGGTAATGAATTACCTATGGATTTGTTAGGTGCTTTCGTCGGACAAAAAACAACGATTAAAAACTAAAGGAGAATGGCCCTATGGCACAGACTAAAGCAGTTGCAAAAGCAGCGAAGTTAGATCTAGCAGTACTTGCTGGTGACTCAAAAGATGCAAGTGGATTTGGCAATCTTGACATGTCAAGAGATGTTATGATTCCTTACATCAACATACTACAAACAACTAGCCCTCAACTTAATCCATCAAAAGCGGAATACGTTGAAGGAGCAAAAGTGGGACAGTTTTATAATACTGTTTCACAAGAAGTCAGCGCATCATTAAATGTGATTCCTGTACTTTATCAACTAAAATACGTGGAGTGGAAACCACGTGAAACTGGTGGCGGACTAGTGGAAATGCATGATGCCTCTAGTGGCATCCTGGGTCAAACTAAACGTGACCAAATGACATATAAAGATGTCCTTCCTAACGGAAACTATATTGCTACAACAGCTTACCATTATGTAATGGTTCAAGGTAAAGATGGGAATTGGTCCCAGGCTGTCATTAGCATGACATCTACTCAATTAAAAAAGAGTAGACGTTGGAACAGCTTAATGCTTACGCAAAAAGTTGAAGGTCCATCGGGAAGTTTTACTCCACCAACATATGCAATTGTTTACAAGCTATCTACTGTTAGCGAGTCAAACGATCGTGGTAGTTGGTTTGGGTACCAAGTTGAGAAAGCCGGAATGGTAGAAGATGCGTCTGTTTATAATGAAGCAAAATCATTTTCAACCGCAGCATCAAGAGGAGATGTCGAAGCTAAACCTGTAGCAGAAGGAGAGCCCGCAAAAGTGGCGCCTCAATCTAATAACACAGAAAGCGAAGACGTACCCTTTTAAGGGAACGTCTTCTTAATAACCTGGAGGTTTAGTGGAAGAATTCAAATCTATATTTGAAGGTTTAGACGTAGCTTATGGTCAGCATCAATCCGAAGGGAAGCGTGCTGACGGTAAGCATGAAGGGAAATCTTATATTGTTAAAAAACTTGTTACAGATGAGTTATGGTCTCAGCATCTTAACGGCGAGGGGCCTTCTTTGGGTATTATTCCTATCATGGCTGATAACACATCCAGATGGGGTTGTATTGATATTGATACTTATCCTATTGACTATCGTAAAATAATAAACACTATTAGAAAATTACAATTACCATTGGTGCCTTGTCGCTCCAAGAGTGGTGGGTTACACGTATTCTTGTTTCTTAAAAAACCAATCGCCGCAAAATTGATACGAGCGAAGTTGAGAGAGGCTGCAGCAGCGATAGGACACGCTGACGTCGAAGTATTTCCAAAACAATCCACAATATTAATTGAGAAAGGAGATTTAGGAAATTTTTTAAATCTTCCATATTATAATGCCAAAAATTCAACTAGGTATGCCTATAAAGATGATGGAACAGCAGCGTCATTGCCAGAGTTCATAAACTTATACAATAGATATGCTGTAAGTAATATAGACAAAGTTGCAATGCAGGTATCTGCTGAAGTAATACCAGATGGTCCACCATGTCTTCAACAATTATGTTCACAAGGATTTTCAGAAGGTGGTAGAAATAATGGTTTGTTTAATCTTGGAGTTTATCTTCGTAAATTTGATCCAGACAATTGGAAAACATTATTAGAAAAACACAATCAACAATACATGTCACCACCATTGAGTGCATCAGAAGTTGTGACAGTTCAAAAACAAGTAGAGAAAAAAGATTATAGTTATAGATGTAAAGAACCACCTATTAATTCTTATTGTAATGCACAAGTGTGTAAGACACGTAAGTTTGGTATTGGTGGTAATGGTACATCATTAGAGTTTAGTGCGTTATCTAAATTAGAAACAGATCCACCAGTGTGGATTTTAAATGTAGGTGATACACGATTAGAATTACAAACAGATGAGTTGCAGATACAAACAAAGTTTCAGAAGAAATGTATGAATGCTTTGAATACAATGCCTCCTCTGGTAAAACAGTCAGTTTGGCAGGAAACAGTTGAAAGGTTATTTACTAAACTTCAAACAATTCCTGGCGATTATACTGATGGGTCTGTGGCCGGTCAATTTGAAGCTTTCCTCCAGGAGTTTTGTACCGACCGTGCCCAGGCTCAAAATAGAGATGAACTATTATTACGTAAACCCTGGACGGAAGATGGTATTACCTGGTTTAGGTTAAAAGATTTAGCTGATTACTTAACTAGGAATAAATTTACTCATTACAATGTAGGTCAGTTAGTTCAAGCTTTAACCAGACTAAAAGGTCAGAATACAAAGTATAATATTAAAGGTAGAACAGTGAGAGTGTGGGGTGTGCCTGCCTATCAACAACAAGATTCAGCGTTTGACATAAAGGAGGTTGATGGTGCGCCTTTCTAAATTAAAAAAGGGAATGCAGAGTGAGCAGATAGCCATATTACATTTAATAGAAAAAGGTTATTTTGTTTTTAAAAATTTATATGGAGTTGGACCTGCTGACCTCATAGCAATAAATGAAAAAGGAGCAGTAGAAATATTTGATGTAAAGACTGAAAGCTATCGTAAGACCTGGAAACCAGGAACACGTATATGTAGACGATTAACCCAAGAACAAAAAAAATTAAAGATGAAATTTATATTTGTAGATAAGGATGGCACATGCAAAGTAAGACAAAGATAATACTAGGTCCTCCTGGTACAGGGAAGACACACAATTTATTAAATTTAGTTGAGCAAGAATTAGCTAAAGGTACACCACCGGATCGTATTGCATTTGTAGCTTTTACAAAGAAAGCTGCTAGTGAAGCAAGGGACCGGGCAATGAAGAAGTTTAATTTAGAAGAACAACATCTTCCATATTTTAGAACTTTACATTCATTTGCTTTTAATCAATTAGGATTAACAAAGTCAGAAGTAATGTCGCGTGACAATTACAAAGAGTTTGGTCAAACGTTTGGTATGGATTTAGGATCTGTATCTGATGGCGTTGATGCGGGAGGAGTATTTACAGTTGATAACCAGCTCTTATCTGAAGTAAATTTAGCAAGAATGAAATGCATGGATTTAGAACATCATTATAATGATTCTAATTTAGACGTTTCTTGGCACGCATTGTTGAGAGCTCAACGATCTATTGAAGAATTTAAAAAGAAAAAAGAGATATTAGACTTCACAGACATGATAGAAATGTACATTGAATCAGGTATGACTCCAAAATTAGATGTAGTGTTTGTAGATGAAGCACAGGATTTATGTAAACTACAATGGCGTATGGTTCATAAAATATGCCAGAATGCTAAACAAGTTTATGTAAGTGGTGATGATGATCAAGCTATTTACCGATGGGCTGGTGCTGATGTAGAGCATTTAATAAGTTTAGAAGGTGATAGGCAAGTTTTACAACAATCATATAGATGTTCACAAGTTATACAGGATTGTTCACAAGGAATAATTGGACGAGTTCGTAATCGTATACCTAAAAAATGGTATGGTACAAAGAATAAAGGATTAGTTCAATATCACTCTTATCCAGATAGTGTTAATGTAGGTGATGATAACTGGCTTATCATGGCAAGAACTAATTATTTATTAGATGAAGTAGAGCGAGACATAAGATTACAAGGTTTATTTTATAAAAGAAATAACCGTTTACCTATATCGCAGAAGTTATTAAATGCTACAAGTGCATGGAAAAAATTAAATCAAGGTGGACATGTAGAATTAACAGATGTTAAAGATATATATTCTTATA